GGTTTATACCCCTTGTTGCCACCAAATACTGTTGTTTAGCTTTAAATCCTAGGTATATTTTTGACGTAAACACACAAGAATGTCTGTGGTCTGAAAAACAGAAGTGTGATATTGAGAATGTCTTCAAGGTAATTCTAAACCCTAAAGGTAACGATGGAAATATATTTGAAGTTCCTAGTTTTTCTGGTGAAACATGTGTTTTAGATATTGATTTTGATTATTTATTCAAAGTAAAATGTGAAACCTTATCAAATATGTTGTTGGGTGATTCGGTATCTTATCAATCAATAACCGACCCAAACATACAAAGTCAAATAACAGCGTTACAAATACAAATTGAACAACAAATTGTTGAATGTGAAACAATAGCTAATAAAATAAGTTATTACCAAAATCAACTAAATCAACCACAAATTGATAATATTGATGAACTTACAATGTCTTTGTCAGAACAAACCACCCTTCAACAAGAATGTGAATCAATTTTACAATCTTTAAATCTTTTACTAACCAATTTAAATACTAGTGCGACAACACAAACAATCACTTGTTCAAAACCAATTGATTTTTTTGAGTCATTGGATGTTTCTATGACATTGGACATAGTTACTAGTGCAAATACCTTGGAAACAGTTTATGAAAATAATGACTTTCACCCAGCAATAGGTAGCGGTAATTTATATACATACTTGACAAATAACCCAAATAGTGGTTTTTATGTATGTGGTGGTGACCCATGTATACCATTAAATTTGAATTTGACTGGTTTGCCAACTATCAACAACACTGATTGTTCAAACATATTAGATGGTCTAGTTCAATCATTGTATGAAGAGTCTGGTTTAAGTGCAACTACAGATGATTGTACTAGCTTTAGCACGACTTTTTCAAATAGTTTATCCAATAATATATTTGCCTCTAATTGGTTAAAATTTAACACGTCAATAACCGACCCAAATATCATTGACCTTATAGCTAATAAAAAAATAAAAGTTAGTTTAAAGATTAACCATACATGTTCAAACATTTGTATATTGCTTGATAATATAGTGTTTAACAAATCATGTACATCAGTAAAAGAAACAAATATATTTGTAACAAGTTCACCAGGGTTTGAAATCGAAAAACTTCGTGATAATAAAAAATCATGGATAAAAAAAGATGTTCTTACAAACAGAGATTTTAAAATAACCAATAACAATGGTTCAAATGCTATCCGTCAAACAAATTATAATGTAGAAGATGAACGTTTGGTTCTTAACTCTAAAGAAATTGATTTAGATATTAGTTTGGCATCTGCAATTGAAACAGATGTGTGGTGTTATGTGGTTGATAACCCATGTTTATTGACTGGTGTTACAAATTGTGACCCATGTGGTGATTGTCAATATAAGTCTTTTCAAGATAATGAATGTTTTGAATTCATGGATGGTAATCCTTATATTTTCATGGATGGTACATACTCTGGGTCAGCATACACAAATGATTGTTGTGGTGACAATCGTCTGGATTTTAACTCATTATTAACCCAACCTTTATCAGCGGTTACAGTTGTTGAGGATTTTGAATATTATCTTACTTCAGAGTTGATTGATGTCAAAAATAGACAAACAATCTCTGGTTATCCAACGCTTAGAGCTTTGTATGATAGATATTTGAGTAGTTTAGATTTTTGTGGTACCAAGAGTTCAGCTTTTGATTATTTAACTATAGACCAATTTGCTAATTTGGTTGGTGATTATTGGGTTGATATTATTGAACAAGTAATACCTTCAACAACACTTTGGGGTAGTGTTAAGGTTTATTCAAATACAATATTTGACCAACAAAAATTCAAATACAAGTCTTATTCAACATTATTATGTAGTAACCCTTTTTACGGTGATAATGTCTTGAACCCTATCAATACAAATATAGGTGAATTTGAAACAGTTGATGTATCAATGACTACATTGACCTTACCAACAACAGGAAAAACATGTGTAACAAGTTCACCACCTATCGTATGTGATAAAGTTTGGATTGCTCAAATGAATTCTGGTTCTGAATTCATTGGTACTGTTAGCATCATGGGGTCAACTGTTTGTAGTAATTTAGATGGTCCAGCTATTAGTGAGTGTACATTACAGGTATCAGTTTCTTTAGAAGGTTTAATAGCAACGGCCAATTTAATTGGTGCTGCAACACCAGTTATTTTTGAATGGAGCAACGGTGATACATCTCAAACAACATCATTTGTAAGCGTAGGTGATTATTCAGTAACAGTTATTGATGCCAATTGTTGTTCAATAACAACAGAATTTAACATACCACAACAATAATAAAAACAATACTATAATAAATGGATAATTTAACGCCATAATAGATATTTATAAATAAACAAAAAACATGAAATTAACAGATAGAATAGAATATTCAGCAGCAACCACTACAGATTTGATTCACGTTGTGAGACCTACAGATACATCACAAAATGCAGCTGGTAGTTCATATAAAATGACACTACAAAAAGTTATTGACTTAGTACCAACTTATTTTACATCTGGCTCAACAGGTACCAATTCAATAAAGGCCAATAATGGAACTGGATTGAACGCAACAGGTGATTACTCAATTGCTGAGGGGTCTGGAACAACCGCTTCTGGTTTTGCAAGTCATGCTGAAGGTTCTAAAACAACCGCTTCTGGAACTTCAAGCCACGCTGAAGGTTATTTTACTACAGCTTCTGGTTTTGCAAGTCATGCTGAAGGTTATGCTACAACCGCTTCTGGAACTTCAAGCCACGCTGAAGGTAACCAAACAACAGCTGGTGGTACAGCAAGCCATGCTGAAGGTTTTTTAACAATTGCTAGTAGTAATGCTAGCCATGCCCAAGGTAACCGTACAATAGCTTCTGGTCTTGGTTCAATAGCTTCTGGTTCTGGTTCAACAGCTTCTGGTGCTTATAGTTTTGTTCATGGTATTGGCTCAACAGCATCTGGCACAACAACTATTGTTTTGGGTAATAACATAACTGGTACTGAACTTAATACTGTTTATGTACCAACCCTTGTATTAACAACTGTAAGAGATTATGTTAGTCATGTTGCTGCTTCTGCTGATGCAACATTACCAAGTGGTGGGGTTTACACAGTCACAACAACTGGTGGGGCGTTATTCAGAAAATCATAATAAATATGCCACAATTAATTAAAAAAATAGAATCAGACTTAACCAACGACATAGCAAACGATGTTATTTTGGTTAAATCTGTCATTGGTGAATTACAAGAAGAAGATTATATCAATATGGGTGGTTTTGTTGCGTATTTACAAAATTTTTCTAAAACAGAACATACGTCTGAATTAACACAACCATACCCATATGGATTAAAAAACAAATATAATTTACAACTTAAAACGTTAAATATAGATTACTAATGAGGTACCAAGAACCAATATACATACAAAATGACAATAGTGCTGTTAGAAACAAAGACATTCTAAATGTCAACATGAGTTCTGATGTTTGTATTTTTGGTGCGCCTTTATTCACAATGAGTGGTGCGTCTAAAATAGATTGCACTGGTACAACTGGTACTACGTATGTTGTTTCTACAGCAACCACAATTCCTTTATCATTTTATTTTACTGGCAACACCAATTCGTTTACAGCAAATAGTGCTACTTTTAATTATGAAATTTATAAATACAACTCAAATGCTAGTAGTTTTGCGTTGCCACCAGTATATCAATCTAGTATCTTTAATTATTCTGGTTTCAGTGGTACTAGTGTGGTGTCAGAAAATGTAGCTATTAGTAAATTAGGGTTGGATGGTGAATATTTGATTAAAGGTTACTATCAATTTAGTGCCTGTACAAATTTTTTAAATTTACTAGGTAAAACGGTGAATACCATTACTTATAGAAGTGGAAAAGAATATGGTTTATATGATAATGATTTAGATTTTTATTTTATAGCTATGACCGAGGCCGATACACCTAAATTATTAAATAGTGGTAGCAATACACCTTTAGCTAGTAAATTATTTCAACAAGTTATTATACCAACTGAAGGACAAAAAAACTTTATTATTAATTTTGGTATAGTAGGTGATTTTGTTTTGACATTGAATGGGTTGGTTTTGGCTCTTAATTATGATTACACAATAAGTGGAAGTGTTATTACAATGGTTGATTCAACCGTAAAAGGTGATATTGTTACAATAATTTATACAACAAGTGGTGGAAATACATTAACAAGTGATAATATTAACATAACTTCTACAATTTCAAGTGGTGCGACTGATAACCAAGGTACAAATCAAGCTTATTATAACACAACACAAGGAAAATATGAAATTTATGCAAGCGTTTCACCAGAAACTGGTGGTTCAATTCTTGTAATGATAAACGGGGTAACACTAGCCAATGGTGTTGACTATTATCAGTCAATATCAAACGATAAAAGAATTATATTACAAGGAAATTTGGTGGTTGGTGATATAATAACACTGGTATATTTTCCATCTGTTTCAGTAATCAATGGTCTTTTGACCAACAATCCAGTGGTTTCATGGTCAGTAAAAGCACCACAACTTATAAATGGTACGTATACGTTAGAAATAAGCAGTGGTTCCAGTTTTTCAACATTATATAGCTCTAGTTCACAAGATTATGTGGTTGGTAAAACAGATTATTATGACACATTTGTTGCTTCTGGTTCAGTGGGTACTTATTTATATTACAGAATAAAAAATCAAAAAAATTATGTAACAATTTGTGGTGATGTGATAACATCTACAGCGTATAGTGACATAATACCAATAATAATCCAAACAAATGCAATAAATTCCTACTAGAATTATTGACAATTGGATATTTATAACTAAAATAAAGGTAAAAACAATATATTTATAACATATGAGTTACATAATTAACAACACAAATCCATTTGTCAGCATAAAATTGACAGAAAAAGGTCGAGAACAACTTGCATTGGGTCAGCTTAACTTCTCATATTGGGGTATAGGTGACTCTGAAATCAATTATGGTAGGGAAGCAATCGTGGATGCAAATCCAACAGATGTAACGTTATCAGCTACGAGCAAAGTGATGAGACCATTTGACAGACAACCTAACATCAAGTATTTTATTACGCCAAGCAATGCAACTTCTCAATATCAAACAGTAAATGCTGGTAATATGAATGTTGTAAAGGCCATTGTTAATAACGAAGCAGCCGAAAGAGGTTTTTTTGACCAAAGTGCAACTGGGTTTACAACAACAATAAATTCAACCTTGACACCATATCAAGAATTGGTGTCAGACACTAAATTTACTGGTAGTACAAGTTTTAATTTAACGGGTGCTACTTCTATTGCGGTAGGTGATTATATGATGATAAAATTAACCAATGATAAAGTTGGAACCTTAACATCAACCGATACTACAAAACCCATTCCTAACTTATGGTTTAAAGTTCAAAGCATTGTAGGTACTTTGGTAACTGTTGACAGAACACTACCTAACTATTCAGCCCAAACAGCTTCATCTCAAATTATTTTTTATAAAAGCGGTGAAGTTTATGATACAATTGCAACTGGAAATACAACAGCATATTGGGATTCTGGAACGCTTTCATTCAATTCAAATGTAAACGTTACATGTCATGATGTACCAGTTTGGAACATGAATAATGTTTGGTGTGAAAATATGGCTGGTATGAGTGCAAATACAGCCTATGAAGATTATACCAAATTCGGTTCTTACCCATATTTGGGTTCTAAAAACCCTTATTTTGAATATTTGTGTGAAAGCACAGGAACATCTACAAATTTTAACTGTAACGGTCCTGGTATCAGTTACCCAGATGATGTATCTAAATCTATTTCAATAATTCATTATACAAATAATACTATTTCAAATCTTTATGGTGAATTTTTATATGTTGACGCAACCAACAGCAAAATGGTTAAAGTAAACATGCCTAATTTGATGTATCATAGAAGTGGTTATGCAACCAATAGTGGTACAACAATGGGTATGACGTTTATTGCTTCTGGTGCAACACAATTACTTGGAACTAGCCAAATAGAATACATTGATTTGGTTGAAGACCCAGATTTAATTTCAACTGCAAACACAACAACTATGGTTGTTGGTAAAGTATTCCCACAATTAAAAACAATCGTATTTCATGATGATGAGATTGTAGCCGCTATGTCTTATAAATCAAATAGAAATTGGACACTTCCAGCTTTGGCCGCAAACATACAATCACCTTCTGGTGGTACATCTACTGGTGTGTTACAACCCAATGAAACAATTTATTTGACGTATAGTTTAGAAAATACAGCGACTACTGGTTTAACTAGCAGTTTGCCTTGTCAAAATTACATAAAAATTACAAATAATACTTCAGCTGCTAAAGACGTTGTATTTAGAATGAATGAAACTGATTTATTACCATACATGCGTAAATTTGAAAGTGCTAGTTATGATGGTTATGGTTTTTACTCTAACAAATTCAAATTGTTATATCAAATAGTTTCAGATACAACAACAAGACCAGATTCTTCTTCTTGGAAAGTTTTTGATTACACAAGCAATGCTATAATAACAACTTCTGGTCAAACAATTGACCCTAAATTATTAGAAAATCAATCACCTTTGGTAACAGGTTTTTTATTGGATAGTCTTAAATATTCGGCTTCAACAAACTTTAATTTGGTTTCGTTGCTTAATATGGCACCAAACAATCAACCAACTTATCTGCAATTTGGTGATGAAAGATTTTTCTATGGCAATATAGAAACATACATTGGTGCAACAATTTATAAGACAATATTTGATATCAGAGTTAACTCTAGTCAATTCAACGCTACAACCAATCCGACTAGAAGCCAAGACCCAACTACCAATCCACCAGATATTAAAATAACTGATGTTGGTATTTATGATTCGGCTCAAAATTTGGTTTGTATTGGTAAACTTAGCAAACCAGTTCCATTGACAGCTGGAAACACAATAATGTTGGAATTGTCTATGGACTTCTAAAAAATATTAATAAAAATGGGATTTAATACAACAGCAAATACAATAACACTTACAGCCAAGTTAACACCTATTGGCAGACAAAGACTAGTGTCTACAAATAACGCATTGATTTCATCATTTTCATTGGGTGATTCAGATGCCAACTATAACGTACCGTTAACCTTAACAACAGGTCAAATTCCAGCAGAAGCTGGTGAAATTGGGTCAAATGCATCTGTAAGTAATAGCACTACATTAAATGCTAATATCAAAAGTAGATTGATTGTAAATAATGGTTCTTTAACAAAACCAGTTGAAAATCAATCAACACTTGTTTCAGTTCAACAATCATCTAATGGTGTTACAAGCGTAAGCGGAACCAATTTATCACAAGTTGTTATTGATAGAAACAATTACAATTCTGATAGTCTTGTTAATTTATTTTATTCATTTGGTTTGCCATTAAATTCTAGTGATGACAATGTTTATACTGGTGTGACTTATACAAATGGTGGTTATTCAGATACAGCATTAAGCGGATTAGCCCAAACCAAGATAATTGTTTTTGGTATCAAGAATACAAGTTATGGTGAGTGTTTAGATGGAAAAACAGTTAAATTATCTCTACCAACTTCAGCTGGAACTTATACTATTTATAGTACGTTCCAAGATAAAGGTTTGTCAACAAGCGTAGAAGATGCCAATATAATAGAAACATCAGTCGTTACAGCTAATATAGATACCAACATAGTTTTATTGTTTTCTGATAATATCAAGACACCCAACGGTGGTTCTGGTTCATTATCATGGGCCACTGGATACAATACAGTTAAACCATTTACCAACAACGCTAAAGAATTTTATAATCTATTGACTGATTCAAACTTAGGTCAATCAGCTGATACGGTAGTTGGTATTGCATATCTAGACAAAGGGTTTATTGTTATTACACACCCACAAATAGTTGCTAATTACGATTCAACTACAGCAGCAGCAGCGGTAGCGACATTTGATAGTGTATCAACTTCCGTATTTCAAAACATAACATGTATTGCTGGTAGAGGTGAATTTGGCGGTTCTACCAACCCAACATTTACAACTTCAGACATTCCTAGAATTAGTGAACTTGGGTTATACGATAATTTAGGTAATTTGATTGCAATGGCCAAAACAGACCGTCACGTTACCAAGAATGTTAATGAGTTTAAGGCCTTTAACGTAAAAATTACGTTATAAGCTTTACCTTTGGTAAACCACCCTTAAATTGATAATAAAAAACATTTATGGGAAAAGAATACGAAAATAAAAACTATTTGTTAAGCTTGGATATTTCAACCAGTTGCATCGGTATTGCTTTATTTGAAGATTTAGGAACAAAAGGTGATTTGAAATTGCTTCACCATGTAAGTCCGAAGGTAAAACCACAACCAGAAAACAAGATGGAAGAATTATTCAAGAAAGTTGAAATCTTCCAAACTGAATTTTTGAACAAGTATGCTGATTTTGGTATTACCAAAGTTATTATTGAAGAACCACTTCTTCAATCCAATAACGTTTATACAATTGCAACTCTTTTACGTTTTAACGGCATGATATCCAAATCAGTATTTGATACCATAGGTGTTGTACCAGAATTCATTTCATCTTATGATGCTCGTAAATACGCTTTTCCAGAATTGATGGCGTTAAGGAGATTCAAAAAAGATGGTACCCCATTGGCCGAAAAACAAATAGCTAAAAACACCCCAGTTTTATTTGGTGGGTATGATTTCGAAATTGACAAAAAATATGTGCTTTGGGAAAAAGTGGCCGAACTAGAACCACAAGTAAGTTGGTTCTACGACAAAAACAACAAACTTAAGAAAGAAACGTTTGATACAACAGATGCCTACGTATGTGGTGTTGGTTATATGAATATGATTGGGGTTTGGCCTAGATAAATATTTACCTAGTAATATCGATTTAAGAGTTTTTTATGTAAAATTAGCTAGCTTCTTGTTTTTTTAAAAAATATTTCGTACCTTTGTTGGATGTCACAATTTTTATTAATAGATGTTCTAGAAAGTTTCCTTGGTGAATGTCGAGGTCATAATGAAGATACAGGACAAACGAAATTTGATTGTCCAGCTTGTTCGGATGATAAATCTATGCCAGATGGTGATGGCAAGGGCAATCTAGAAATTAATTACAATTTAGGGAAATTTAGATGTTGGGTTTGTCAAGATGTCAACAACATGCATGGCTCTGTCATGAGGCTATTAAAACGATACGCCACACCTAAAAATATCCGTGATTATTTACTACTTAAGCCAGATGCTGGTGATGTTCATGATAAAGAACATAAAGATATTGTAGTTACCATACCAGAGGGGTACAAAAAATTATCCGAATGTACTTCTAAAGATTATAAATCAGATATGGCCAAAAAATACCTATATGAGCGTGGTATTACAGATGAAATAATCAAAGAATTTGATATAGGGTACACCACCAATGGTAAGTATTATAATAGAATCATAATACCATCCTATGATTTTGAAGGAAAATTAAATTATTTCATAGGTAGGTGGTTCTCAAAAGATAAAACCAAGTTAAAATATTTAAACCCAGATGCTGAAAAACAAGAGGTTATCTTCAATGAAGGGAAATTGAACCTTGACGCTACAATTTATATCGTTGAAGGGGCTACAGACCATATAGTTACCCCAAATTCAATACCATTATTGGGGAAATATATCTCACCTAAGCTTTTGGAGTTGTTACATGACCATGCGATGGGTTATATTGTGATTGTTCTTGATGACGATGCTTACAAAGATGCTAAAAATCTTTACACACAATTAAATTTTGGTGATTTAAGGAATAGAATCAAGATTGTAAAATGTCCAGAAGATTATGACCCATCAAAAATTCACGAAAAATTGGGTGCCAAAGGAATTGTTAAACTTTTAATGTCGGCAAGGTTCTTAAAATATGATGAATTAGACTAACGCATGAAGTTTGTTAGTCTATCTTGGTCAGAATTATTTTTAATCATACATAAATCACCATTTTGGTTAGATATACAATCAAAATCTGGGTCGTTTTTTAGTTTATCCCATATTTTTGTTACATGTGGGTTCAGTCTACTACCCTTTCCAGAGTATAAATGACCTAAATCATTAACAAGGGTTTTATATATCTTATACCCTAGACCCAAACCACGTAAATTTTCAGACATGTGTATGTGTATTTGATATACAGTGTCTCTTATTAATTGTATATCAACAACAATACCCTTACTAGCTTCAGTTTTAAAAGGAAAGGTAATAGCTAAATGGGCAATTTTACCACTACCACCCAAATCATCAACACCCAAATCATTCCAAGCAATATTTTTTATAGCGTTTATCTCTTCTGGTTTTAAATCAACAATTTTAGGTAGTCTAAATGACGGAATAACAATAGCTTCGCGTATCTTTGATTTAATGAATTTTTTCATTTTAGTTTTTATAATAAATACTTGCAACAACAAGTAAAAAGTAGTATCTTTGTAAAAAGTAATTATGAGTAGAATAAAAAAATGGGAATCAATTATTTATCTCGAACCAATCGCACATAAGTATCATCACAGAGAAACAGGTAAGATATACAAATCTGTCACCACAACTCTGGCATCAATAGAACCTCACTTTGATTCAGAAGCTGTTTCTTTGGCTATAACCAGACAACCAGATAAGGTTAAACAAGAACGTTATATTGGAATGACTCAACAACAAATACTAGACTACTGGCAATTTCTTAATGATGAAGCCAATGTTTATGGTACAAGGGTTCATGATATTGTTGAGCGTTATTTATTGGCTGATAAATGGTATTTCCCAGAAGAAACAAATGAGGGTGCGTTTGAACAAAAAGTAATTGATGGTTATAATGCGTTGAACATTGATGAAGGTATGGCAATGTGGCCAGAACGTATTCTTTTTTCAGAGCAATATCAGTTGGCTGGTACTTCCGACCTTATCATAGATATCAACGATGTTTTCTTTGACGTTGGTGATTACAAAACCAATCGTGTTTTCAATTTCTTCAATCCTTATGGTTTTGAAACTCTTTATAAACCGTTTGACCATTTGCAATCTTGCCAATGGTCAATATACACCTTACAGTTAAGCGTGTATGCTAGATTATATGAAATGGAATTCCCAAACCGTAAGTGTAGACAAATATATGTTTTGTATTGGGATAAAGTAAAAGAATCATTTGAAAAAATACAAATAATGTACCTCAAGCACGAAGCTCAGAAATTAATAGAATTACATCACTATAATATAATGAAAGATAATGGTTAAAAGGATAATACATTTAGCTGACATACACATCAGAACATTCAGACTCCATGATGAATACAAAGATGTTTTCAAGACTCTAATCAAAGATATAAAAGTACTAGTAGAAGGTTACGATAGAGATGAAATAAGGGTTGTAATTGCTGGTGACCTAGTTCACCAAAAAATCATCATATCCAATGAACAACTTATCTTGGGAACTTGGTTACTAAGAAGCTTAGAACAAATAGCTCCAGTGGTTATAATAGCTGGGAACCATGACCTTTTGGAGAACAATAAAGACCGTATGGACAGCATTACCCCAATGGTTCAATTTTTACCAGACGAAAACATCAACTACTTCAAAGAAAGCAAATGTTATTTGGATGATAACATTGTATGGTGTGTTTATTCCATTTTTGAAAACAACGAACGACCAGACATTGAATCAGCAAGAGTTGAATTTGGTTCAGACAAAACATATATTGGTTTATTCCACGGTCCACTAATAGGTGCCAAAACAGATATAGGTTATACTATAGACCATGGGGTTGAATTAGAGCAATTTGATGGGTGTGACCTAGTTATGTGTGGAGATATTCACCAACGTCAAAAATTAATGTTTAATGACATCCAAATAGTTATGCCCTCTTCACTTATCCAACAAAATTTCGGTGAGAATGTAAGCAAACATGGGTTTCTTATGTGGGATGTTGAGGATAAAACATTTACAGAACATGACGTAGAAAATAAACACCCGTTATATCAATTTAAAATAAAGTCACTAGAAGACTTAGAGACTGGTAATGAAAAAATAACAAATTTATGACACTTGCAGAATTAAAAGAATTCATCAATAAGCTCCCACAAGACGTTGATGACTATATTGTGGTAAATGGTGAATACGGGTTTTTAGACCCTAATGATGAAAATAGTCTTGTTTATCGTGCTGATAAACCTGTGCTTATGATTACAGTTGATAAAAATGATAAAGAGATTTTATTATTGCATCAAACACGTGAAGATGTTAAAACAAGTATGAATGATGGAAATTCCTAATGATTTAAAAGGTGAAATTTGGGATTATTGTCGTGCCAACAATATAACCAATATTGATGAGTTTACGTTAAAGCTCTTAAAACAAGGGTTTACAAGCGAGAAGTTTGGGTCAACACCCATGATTAAAACCATAGAAAAAGAGGTTGAGAAAATAGTAGAAGTGGAAGTTGAAAAGATAGTTGAAAAGATAGTTGAAGTACCAGTAAATATGGTAGATACAGAGCTATCTGACAAATACACAGAACTCATAAAAAAATACGAAAGTTTACAAACTGAATTTGAAAATTTGAAAGGTGAAAATGTAAGAATAACAAAAGAACTGGGTATTGAAATACAAAAAAATAAAAAAGACATATACGGAGAAGGATAATGCAAGACACACTAACAAAAATACAAATATCATCTTATTCAAAAATTAAGGTGGAGTGGTCAGACCGACCAGAAAATTATTCCAAAGAAGCCAAAAACAAAGTTCGTAACCACTTTGCGAATAAGTATGGTGTAAACAAAAATAACGTTATAGTTGTTTATCGTCCAATCAAATATAATGATAAAGGAGATGCTGTTGAGGTATCTGGTGCAAACATAGAAAACATCATGGATGTTAATCATCAACGTGCTTTGATGAAGGAAGTGATAGCTAGAGATAACAAGGTTGTTGATTTTAATAGAATCGTTGCCTTGGATGATAAAGTCAACGGTGAATTAAACATCGACCTCACTCAATCACAACATAAAAGTTGGTCTGTTAAATGGATAATGATTGATAATTTCTTATCATTTGGTGAGAACAATTATGTTCCGTTTAGCAAACTTAAAGGTTTAACGGTGGTAAACTCAATCCCAAGCAATACTGGTGGTAAAACGTCATTGTGTATAGATTCATTAAAGTTCTTATTACATGGTACTACAACCAAGACAGATAAGAACGAACAAATATTTAATTCGTTTAGTGGTAAGAACGAATTGGTTGTTCGTGGTATGATTGAGATTGAAGGTGAAGAATTGATTATTGAGCGCAAGATGAAACGTACCGTCAAAAAAGGTGAAGGTTGGAATGTAACCAATAAAGTCAACTACTACAAGTTATTACCAGATGGTGATGAAGAAGAATTAAACGAGGAAGATGCCAAAAGAACCACGTCAAAGCTAAAAGAAACTATAGGTAGTGAAAAAGACTTTGAGATGTTGGTGTTGGCCACCGAAAATAATCTTGACGACCTAATTGGGTTAACCACTAGTGAATCTGGTAAGATATTGACCCGTCTTATAGGGTTAGAAATACTAGAACTTAAAGAAGCGGCTGCCAGGGTCATGTATAATGACTTTGCAAGGAAGAAAAAATCCAATGACTATGATGTAATTACCCTAACTAGTGATATAGCTGAACATGAAATAAAAGTTACTGAGAATGAAGAACTTAAAAAGTTATTAAAAATAAAGTTTGAGGGTGCAAAAACTAGTATAGCTGAACTTAATGATGAGAATGATAGGTTATTGAACAGCAAAGAGAAGATAGATGTTACCATATCTGCATTAAACCCATCTAAATTACAAGAAGAAATTGATACTTTGAGTATAAAAGGTGTGGCGTTGAAGACCAAGATGGGTGAAATGGCTATCAAAATAAGTGAAATGTGGGGTATTGAGTTTGATGAAGACCTACACCATCAACTTACCAAGGAATTATCGGTCAAAACGTCTGAAAAAGCCGTCAAGGAAGCTGAAGTCAATCGTTTAAATAAAGTAGTGATTGACCTTATAGCTGGTGGTATATGTCAATCATGTAATAGAAAACTGGATAACGTTGATAATTCTGAACATATCAACAAACATAACCATGAAATCAAAAGGGTTCAAGGTGAAATATTAACTTTGACTGAAGATTTGGTTACAATCAATGACGAATTATTGGGTTTGAATTCAATGAAGAGTAAAATTGATATAAAAAATCGTTTGGAGTTGGATAAGGATAGGTTAGAAGTTGAAATTGGTGCTCTTAGAAATCAAGTTTCATCTAAAATGAATGATTTAAAGAAGTATAATCTTAATTTAGAGGCTATAGAACACAATAAAAGAGTTGATATAGTTGTATCTAAGGTAAAAACTGATATAGCGGTGTGTGAACACACCAAGGTTGATACTATCACCAAGATAGAAAGGGTATCTTCTGATATGCAAAACCATATTACTAATATAGCTACCAAGACCAAGCTTATTGAAACCATTAAAAAAGAAGAAGATATAGACCGTATTTTTAAGATATATATAGACCTAGTAGGTAAGAAGGGGGTTAGCAAATTGGTACTACGTTCTGTTCTGCCGATTATAAATTCTGAAGTGCAAAGGTTACTAGAAGATGTTTGTGATTTTGAAGTCGAGATATTTATAGATGATAAGAACGATGTTCAATTTTTGATAAATAAGGATGATACCACCAAATTGCTTAAATCGGCTAGTGGTTTTGAAAAAACAGCCTCTAGTCTAGCTTTAAGAGCTATTTTAGGTAAAATGTCAACCTTACCAATGCCTAATTTCATTACTTTTGATGAAGTTTTGGGTAAAGTGGCGGTAGAAAATATTGAAAAATTGAAAACGTTGTTTGATAAGATAAAGGATATGTATGATATAGTATTTTTAATTACACATAATGACCTTGTTAAAGATTTTGCTGATAATATGGTTACGGTTATAAAAGAAAAAAATATTTCGAGTATATCTTTTAAATAGTTTGGAAAAGACAAAAATAAAGCGTACCTTTGTTTTAAATAAAGATATATATGAAATTTAGAAATTATTGTATTGTTGTGATGGGAAGTACTTCTGGTGTTCAATTGGAAATAACCAAAATATGTGAAGGTACCCCTAACATATTGGATGCCAAAGGAGTTTTAATAGCAACTTTTACATCTTTTGCCGAACCAAGTGAATTAACCGCATGGTTTACTGAAAATAATAGAAATTTTTTAATATTTGATTTGGATAAAGATAATTCTGGTTTCAACATTACGAAAAAAGAAATACATGAAGGTTTATTTGGTTTTTTAAAAAGTGTGAATACAAACGAAATGAATGATGATTTTTTAAAAAGTATTTCGTTATCATCGGAAACCAAAGACATTAAAACAGTTAAAAAACCTCTTCGTGATTCACTGAAAAAGAAAAATAAATTAGACCCGAAAAATATTGAAAAATTAAGTCAGTCTGAGAAACAAGAATTGTTAAATGAGTTGATAGATTCTGGGTTAGAAAACCTAACAGAATCCGATAAAAAATTACTTCCTTTATTGGTTAAATAATAGCCTTAAACGCTTGACTTTTAAAGAAAAAACCTTATATTTAAATAACCAAAAATAACAAAAAAAGATGAAAATGTGTAAGTATTAATGAGTAAAAAGTTTATAAATTTTGATGCTGATGATAGTATTTCAAAGTATTTTAAAGACGTAAGAAAATCAGTCATTTTAACACCAAAAGAAGAAGTTGAATTGGCGAGAAGAATAAACGAAGGTGACCAATCAGCAGTTGATAAATTAGTAAAGGCAAATTTAAAATTTGTGGTTTCAATCGCAAAAGATTATCAAGGTCAAGGGTTATCACTTTCAGATTTAATTAGTGAAGGTAACTACGGTTTGGTTAAAGCCGCTACAAGATTCGACCACAAAAAAGGTTTTAGGTTTATCTCTTATGCTGTATGGTGGATAAAACAATCAATAATACAAAGTTTAAATGATAACGCTAGAATGGTAAGATTACCAGCGAATGTCATCAATAAAATTTCACATTTAAAAAAAGAAATTGTCAAGTTTGAAATGGAAAATGAGAGAGAACCAGTATATGGTGAAATCTTTGGTAAAAATAACGAAGTGATGGTTTTGGTTCATTATCCTAAATGTTCTTCATTAAACGAAACGATAAATGAAGATGGTGATGAGCTTATTGAATTGGTTAGTGTTGAGGAGGAAGAAGATAGATTGGTTGTTGATAAAAGAATCAAAACAGAGTTAAACAACACGTTATCAGTTCTTGACGAAAGAGAAAGGGTTATAATCGAATGTTATTTTGGAATCAACACAAATTTTGAATCAATGACGTTGGAAGCTATAGGTGAAAAATACGGTTTGACCAAAGAACGTATTAGACAAATAAAAGAAAAAGCGATAAGAAAATTAAGACATAATGCTCATAATTTATTTTGCTTGATAAACTAATAAAAAGGGGGTTATCCCCTTTTTTTATTTAAGATATTTATAAGAAAAAACTTTTGATATGAAAATAAGATTTGGTTATGTAATGTTGTTCTTGGCCCTTGTTGTAGCTGGGTGTGCTGGTTATTTTTCAGTATGGGGTTTGAGTCAATTATTTGCTGGTGCTAGTACCGCTGTAATCATAATGGCCACGGGTTTGGAAGTTGCTAAAATAATAACCACTACGGCCTTGCATAGATATTGGAATAAAACATCAAAATTGTTAAAAACTTATCTAACCATTAGTGTGGTTGTTTTAATGCTTATTACATCAGCTGGTATTTACGGTTTTCTCTCCAATGCTTATCAAAAAACGGCAAACAAATTAGAAATACAAAATGGTCAAGTATCAGTATTGAATGGTAAGAAAGATTTGTTTCAAAAAAATATTGATGACAATCAAAAAATCATTGACCAAAAGAATAAACGCATCGACCAATTATCAGAATTAAGAAGAAACCAAGAATCTCGTTTGGATGCTGCTGAAAACAATCGCAATAAAAACAGTGCTAGGGTTGATATTAAAATCTCAAATGATGAAATTCAGAAATTGACAAATGATATTGATGGGTTAAGTTTAAAAAATGCTTATTTATCCGATTCAATAAGCAAATACAATACAAGTGTTTTAGAACTTAATGCCAATAGTGAAGTTGCTGGTGAAGTAGGTCCATTGAAATACATCTCAGAGCTTACTGGGACACCAATGGCCAAGATTGTCAACATCCTTATTTTATTACTTATATTTGTGTTTGACCCATTAGCGGTTGCTTTGGTTTTAATGACCAATAGAATATTTGAGATTGAGAATGAAGATAATCCTTTGGAACCTAAAGACAAAACCAAATATGTGTTGGAAGATGCTGTCAATATTTTGAAAAAAAAACATAAAGAAGAGTCAACAAGTGTTATTGAAGCAAATGAAACCATTGAAGAACCTATCCTACAGGATGAACAACATGATGATGAATTAAATGATGATGTGGTTGAACCATGGGATATTAGATTAGGACCAGATGAACAACATGATGATAAATTAAATGTGGATGTGGTTGAGCCAGTTATAGAACCTGTAGTTGAACTTGTAAAAGAAAGAACACCTGTAATACCAACAGGTAAAATACATTTAGAAGACATTAAAGAAATCAAAGATAGAGGTTATTCGGTAAACGTACCTCAACCTAAAACTAGCAACACTATTGAAAGAATAGGTTCAAACAAATTAGTTAAAAATGGTGATAACAATAAAGTATTTTTTAAGCGTGATTAATGTTAATAGATGATAAAACACATGTGTTACCTATTCAAAACTATATACCAATAGAATCAAAAAAAGAACAGATAATTATTGGTCATACGTTTAATCATGACATGCGTCACTATAATGGTTGGTTAAAAAGGTATAATGGACACTATAAAAAAACAGCAGCGTTTACAATAAGTTCTGTTGGTTTAATTTATAAACACTTTGACCCTAAATTCTATTCTAATTATTTTAAAGATTACCAATCAAACTCAAAAAGTATCGTTATTTTATTGGAAAATGATGGTTGGTTAATTAAAAATTCTGAAAATAACGAATTTATTACGTGGATTGGTGATATTTATAAAGAACCGAGCAAGGTTGTTGAAAAAAGATGGAGGGGTTATAATTTTTGGGCCCCATACACTAAAAAACAATTTGAATCGACAACAAAGTTGGTAAAATCATTATGTAATGAGTTCAAAATACCCTTATTCGCAATCAACCATAACACCAAGGTTGATAATTTAAGTGATTATAAGGGAGTTATGTATAAAAGTAACATAGAAAAATATTACACTGATATAAACCCAAGTTGGAATTGTGAATTATTTAAAAACAAAATAGAAAACCATGAAGGATAATATTAACGAACATGACATGACCAAAAAGATGATGGATATCATCAGAGGTGGGTATAAGTCTAGACTTATTACAGAAGCTGACGAACAAAATCAAGCAGCCACTCCTCAAACAGACCTTTCATCAGATGCTGGTGACCAAAAAGATACCATAACACCAAAAAGAGGTGATTATGTGTTTAACGATGAATACAAAAAACTTTCTGAAATAGTTGACCCAAGTGCCGAAATAACTAATTTTAAGATATATCCAGTTGATAAAAACGCAATTATTGAAGGTAATATATTGAGCAATCGTGCTCAATTTAAAATGGAGTTAAAAGAAGATGAAGTTAAAATTGATACGGGTACTATTGGGTTAAATGATGACAACAATGAAATCCTTAAAAAATTACAAGGTTATTTCAAAAATTGGAAAAATGAATGGGCTAAGAAAATAACCACAGAATTCAACCAAACACAAGACTAATGGATTTAAAAAAACTTGATATTAAAACTGTTTTTATTATAATTTTATCGTTAGGGTTAATTATTAGCTTTTTTTTAGGGCAAAAAAATAAGATTAATTACCGTAAAGATGAGATTAAAGAACTTCATGCTAAAAATGATAAGTTATTGGGTAAAAACGATAGTTTATTTATCCTTAATGATAAATTAGAAAAAAAAATAGCTAAAATTAATTTGCTTATCGAAGCAAATAATAAAGAAATAACGGAAAAAGAATCACAAATTCAATTACTAAAAAAAAGAAAAAATGAGATACCTAATCATGTTAATGTTTTGTCTGCTAATGGCGTTGCCAGCTCGCTCACAAAATATATCGAAAGAACAAAGAGTACAATCAGTCATTAATGAATACGGTGATACCGTAATTCAGATGAGTTTATCTGATGCTAAAACAATACTTAAATCATTATTAGAAAAAGAAATCAACGATAGTTTACTTGATGTTTATACGGTTGTTGATAGCCTTAATAAAAACAAAATCACATTACTTGTTGATAAAATTGAAATTCTTCAAAATGAGAAAAATAATTTAACAGAAATTGTAAATAACCTAAACAGTATCATAGATAATTTAAAAAGTGAGAATGAGATTTTGAGTGATGTGATAAAAAAACAAAAAAAAGAACTTAGAAAACAAAAGATTATCAAAATGATAGCACTTATAGGTGACGTAGCACTTCCAGTAGCTACACTTTTGGTCGGCATTTCAATAAAATAAGTCATCTTTTAAATATTATAAAATTAAAACCCCAGCTGGGGTTTTTTTTTGATAAAATAAGCATATTTATATAGAAAAGATTAAACCTATATATGAAAACTAAAATTCAAGAGAATATGACCAAATCTGATGTAACCAAGGAGGTTAAAATCTATATGGATAGCAAAGATTTTAAGGCTAAAATTGAGAAAATAGTAAAAGATAGGATTAAAAACGAAAAAGAATTAGAGGATAAAGTTGTTGAAATAACAGGAAACGTATTGACTCAGCTTTATAAGACACTTTGGATAAAACGAGCAACTTGGAAGAATAGCCTAACCAATAAAAACAATTAAAATGAAAAAACTTAAGATTACAGAAAGACAATCTAAATTATTGAATATTAAAAAGATAAACGAAAATGATGATGAGTCTGGTTTAAAATCAGTTGGTAGTTCATTAGGAGCAAATCCAATCCGTGTTGTTATTTATAATGGTATCGTTGAAAAAAAACATGATTTTGTTATTAGTAGTATCAAAAAAAAAGACCCAGACTCAAATCTTAGTTTTTACGAAACATCAGGAAAAATAGTTGGTACTGTTAGTGAATACAAATTCCCACATATCAAAAATGCAATTGCATCTATTGACCCTACAATAGTGTTTGAAAAGAAATCGTTAACCAAAGCACTTAAAGAATCAAAAAAAAATATAGTTAAAATTACCAAAGAGCAATATAATAGATTGTTTGCTTCTGGGCTCATCAAGGAAAATACTGATATGAGTGATGGTTTAACTAGAGTTGATGACTCTATCAAAAAAGAAACCATAGAATTAATAAAATATTTATACCGTAAATCAGAAATTTTCTCACCATTTTGGGTTGAACATGATTTGACATTTGACGATATTTGCGATGCATTATTAAACAAAGGTTTGATTGTTGGTGACAACGGTAAATACGAACTTTCTAAAACATCTGGAAGCCCAGAAAAAGCCATCCAAGCTGTTGAAAACGAATTACACAATCTAATGGGTTCTGAACCTCAAATGGAAACAGAAGCTAGCAATTATCCAGCTGGTACTGAAAATGACCCTAATTCTCCATGGAATCAAGATGTTGAATATAAAGAACCAATTACACCTAAAAATATTCAATTAATAGCAATAGCTTATAATAGTGAAATAGCTATTTTAAAAAGTAAAAATGGGGTGTTATATGTGTTTAATTATGACTTTATCGATAAAGATAAATTCTTTGATTATGCTGAAGTTGAAAAAAAATATGTTGGTAAAGATGAAGATGGTTATCCAGAATACGAATATGGTGATTTTGAAATTGATAGGGATGTGCTTGAAAGATATATAAATGCTAATTTGAATAGTTTATCTAAAGGAAATGGAGTTGATTCTTTTGAATCTGGTGATGAGTTGGTTAAAATTGACGAACCTTTAAAAAATGAACTTATATCATTATACGATAAAAGCAAATCAATTGTTAAGGTTTTATCACCTAATGGTCTTGAAGAGATGACTGGTGCGGCATCGTCTGGTTCATTCACTGGTGCCTTGAGTATGCCAATGATAAAAAAAGAAATGCCAGTAGATACCAATAAATTGAATGTACCAGTTGTTGGTGAAGGTTTGGGTGACGGCTATACACATTTTGCACTTTTTAAGGATTCTAATAAAATAGCCAATGGTTGGGATTATACTGGTGTTGAAAATGATGAAATTAAACATTATACATCATTGGATTTAAAAGACCAATACCCAGAAAATAAATTATCTGATTTTTTAATCACATCTAAAAATAATCTTCAAAAAAGAGGTATAGACCCATTATTAATTGGTAATTGGTATAAAGAATCTTTGACTGAAACAACAGCTGGTAGTGGTAGTGTTGGTGCTTATGATGCAAATGCTTTACCAGGAATAAATCGTAATGGTAGTTTTAAGAATTCAAAGAAAACCAACGCAGAAAAAAAAACTCAGTATGCTAACGGTGCTTTTGTTGAATTTAATGATTGTACAAAATTAAACAACAAACCAGCTGGTGTTGGTTGTAGTCAAGGTGCCGTAGATAATGTGGTTAAATTAAAGAAAACCCAAGGCAACATCAATGCTCCATCTTTATCAGAATCTTTTATTAAAGAAGCCCTAAAGCTTCAACACGATAAAAAAAATAACAAGCTTAATGTTATTTCAGACTTGGAAGGCAAAGCTGCTAGTCAAGAAACCTTTTCAAATAAAAACGTACTAAAACAAAACGGTTTCATCTGGACAGGCACCAATTGGGCCATCCCTACAGATAAACTAGAAGTGGCTAAACAAACACTTTCATTAATCAATAAAGCTGAATACCTTATTAGCACACTGGAAGACGTAGAAGAAGCTATTGACAGTTCAGAAGCTGATAATAAAAGTTTGTTGAAAGCTAAATTGGACCAATATATATCTGATTTGGCCAATGCTACTGATGAAGCAGCTCTATCAGCTGAAATCAGAAGATATTTAACTTTCTTCTCTAAATTCCACGATTACAGTTTCTTTAATAGAATACTTATTTTCATTCAAAGACCAGATGCGAAACGAGTTGGTTCATATAAAAAATGGCAAGAAAAATTCAGACAAGTTAAGAAAGGTGCTAAAGCTATTACTATTTTGGCCCCTATTATAAACAAAGACAAATCAGTTCCAGATGATGAACCTTCATTGGGTATGGGTGAATTTAATCGTGATAAAGATGTGAGAGGGTTTAGAGCAGTTAACGTTTTTGACATTTCAGATACCGAACCAATGGATGAAAGAGGTGATATACCAGATGAACCACAATGGTGGGGTGACAACACACCATCAGAAACAGCTGATGAATTATTCATGTATGCTTCTGAAGTTGCTTCAGATTTGGGTATCAAAGTTACTCAATCAGATGCCAAGGGTGGTGAGAAAGGTTTTGCTGCTGGCGACCATATCAACATATCATCGGACGTATCTGGTGCTGGTAGGTTATCAACTATGATACATGAAATTGCTCATGAATTGATGCACTTTAAAGCCAAATCTATCTTCTATCAAGATGACGAAGTTAGAGGTAGTAGTGCTTTGAAAGAACTTCAAGCTGAAAGCGTATCTTATGTGGTATTAAAACACTACGGACTTCCAGTATCGCATCATACAACATATTTGGCTTTATGGAAGGCTAACAAGGAAAAAATACAAAGTAATTTAGAAGTAATATCTAAAGTAGCACAATTCATAATTAGTAAAATTGATGAAGAAGCGGCTAGAAATACCAAAAATAAAGATGTGGTTCAAAGTCAGAAAGCTTAACTTTATCCAAAACTAAGATATTTATAAATAAATAAATAAAAATGGACAAGAAAATAATAAAAGACCACTTAAGCAAACGATTTTTATCTGAAGAAGTTACACCTGGAATCAGTGTAACCAACAAAGTAAAAAAAGACAATGCAAAGGTTAATAAAGATGGTGTCAAGGCTGTTGAAAAAGATTCTATTGCTTATAATAAGAGTCTTAAACAAGACAAAGATACGTCTAAAATGGCCCCTAACAAATATAGCTACGATGATAAATTTGAAAAAACTTATCATGATGAAATGGAAATCATGAATGGTCAAGAAATGCTTCAATATGATAGCAAACCAGATTCTCGTTATGTAGAAAGAGCCTTTGAAGCTATTGAAGGTAGTGCAAAAATGGGTAATCAAGGTGGTATTGGAAACGCTCAAGCAACTTGGGGCGCATCTTCAGATGATTTCGGTAAAAACTTGGTTAAAAGAATCAAAGCATCAACTAATAAGAGAAGTGAAGAAACACCTACACTTAATTTAAGAGGTCGTGACATTCAAGCTGATTTAAAAGATACTGGTCATAGACCGTATGCTATCGAAGAAAATAACAAAACAAATAATAACAACCCACAAATAAAAGAATCTATGAAAAGATTAAAATTTAAAAATGAATTCAAAGGCGTAGGTAACGCTTTGAAATTAATACCAGAAGGCTACAGAGTAGATAATAAAACATTTGAAATGACTGATGGTAACGAAACTTATAGAATCCGTTGGGAAGGTAATCTTTCTGAGGGCAAAGCTGTTGTACTTACTGCTTCTGACAAGAAGATGGTAAATGAAGACATAACAAGAATGAAAGAATTATTTGGTTATAAATCTCAAGATACTTTAGGACTTGTTAAGGGTAACGCTAGAATCAATGAAAACAAAGTTTTTGGTGATATCTGGAATAAATCAAAAGAACTTTTAAGTGAAGAAGATATTGAATCAACAAACGCTAAAGAATCTAACTGGGAAGAAACGTCTAAAAAAGCTCCAGAAGCAACCAAACATGTTCAAGGTAAAACATCTACTGATAAAGGTATGAGTGCACCAAAAGCCAAAGAAGGGGATTTAGATAAAGCTGTGTCACAAGCACCAGAATCTAAAAAACACATGGCTAATGGTTCTGCCAAAGCAACTGATAAAGCTAAACAACGTAACTGGGATGAAGTATCTGGTGGTGAAAAACAGATGGAAACTGAAACTTCAGCTCCTAAACAAGGACATTGGGAAGATACCAAAATGTCACACGCTCCAGAAGCCAAAAAACATGTTAAAATGAATGAAAACATGACTGACGAAGAATTGATGAAAGAAATTGAAGAAGATATGAAGAAAATGGCTATCAAAGAAATTGGTGACGGTAGCAACTATGCTCCAGGAACTGAAAATGACCCTAATTCTCCATGGAATCAAAGTGACGAAGAAGAAGAAGAAGAAGAAGAAGAAGATGGGGAAGGAGAAGATTATGATACCTATGATGATATCGAAGAAGGTTCTGAAGAATCTGGTGAAGAAGAAGAAGAAGAAGAAGAAGAAGATAATTGGAATAAACCAGAAGATGATGATTCTTCTAACGAAAAAGAACCAACAGTTGCTGACATCAAAAAAACAGGTATTCCAATTGGTATTGATGATGAAGATGATGAAGATGATATTCAAATCCCATTACCACCAAATAAACCATCAAAGAGAGCATCAAAGAACGATGCTAAATTATTATTCAGCCCATCTAGTGGCCAATATTGGATAAGCGTTAAAAATGATAAATTTCAAGTTCCAGATGAATACTTATCAATTGCATCTGATTCGTCTAGAAAGGGTTCTGAAAAAGCTGCGTTGATTATTAAAAAAATTGAAGCCGCCAATATTGCTGCTGATTATGAAGATGATTCATTTGAAAAAACTGATTTTGGTTTGGATGAATATGCTGAATCACATTACGACCCAAAAACAGGTGAAACACTTCACACTACTCAAAGTATGGAAAAATAACCTAGATAAAAATAAATTAATAAAAAGCCTTCACTTTGTGAGGGCTTTTTTGTTTTTGGTTGATATTTATATTTTGAGTGTTATTAAACAAAAAAGTAAATAGTTAATATGAATGTCATACCAAAATTTTTCAACAAAATAATTTTTTTATTTGGGTTTTTGAAAGACTCTAGCAAAAACTCTATAGAGTTAAAAAACTTAAGAGATTTAGAGAAGTTTATTGATAATTCAGTAATTGTTTCTAAAGCTGACAAAAATGGTAAAATCACTTATGTTAACGAAAAGTTTGAACAAGTGTCTGGTTATACTTTAAAAGAAGTTTTAGGTAAAGACCACAATATAGTTAATTCTGGAATCCATCCAAAAGAACTATGGAATGAAATGTACAAAACAGTCATAAAAGAGAAAAAAATTTGGAATTTTATCTGCACCAACAAAGCCAAGGATGGTTCATTATATCATGTAGACACTTATATCAAAGGGGAATTTGATGAAAATAGTAAACTTATTGGTTTTATGTCAATTCGACAAGATGTAACTGAATTAAAACGAAAAGAAGTAGAGATTTCAAATAGAATGAATGCTATTAATCGTTCTAATGCGGTTATTGAATTTGATTTAGATGGCAACATTTATTTTGCAAATGATTTATTCTTAAAAACTATGGGTTACAACTCACAAGATGAATTAGTGGGTAAACATCATAGTATATTTATGAAAGATGATGTCACCAAATCTACCGAATATGCAGATTTTTGGAAAAATTTAATAAATGGTGTTTTTTTTAGTGGGGAAATAACAAGAAAAAAGAAAGATGGTTCTGTTATATATCTTCAAGCGACCTATAACCCTATTATTGATTTTAATGGTAAGCCTTATAGGGTAATGAAAATTGCCACTGATATCACTGAAAGTTTCAACCAGCAAAAAGAAATTGAAAAGAAAAATACATATCTAGAACATGCTGCTAAAATTCTTCGTCACGATATGCATTCTGGTATCAACACCTACATGCCAAGAGGTGTAAGTTCTTTGGAAAGAAGACTTAAAAAAGAAGATATTGAAGCACTTAAAATTGAAGCACCTTTAAAAATGATTAAAGAGGGTTTAAAACATACTCAAAAAGTTTACAAGGGTGTTTATGAATTTACAAATCTAGTAAAACCCAACGCAATTTTAACAAAAACAGATTGTGATTTAGCTAAAATTTTAAAATCTTATTTAGAATCAACTTCTTACTTAAGTCAAGTAGTAATAGATGAATTACCTAGTGTTTCAGTCAACGAATCGCTATTCTGCACAGCGGTGGATAATTTAATACGTAATGGTTTAAAATATAATGATTCGGATACCAAATTTGTTAAATTATATTTTGAAGATGATAATATGATTATACAAGATAATGGTAGAGGTATAACACAAAAAGACTTCGATTATTTATCACAACCTTATACTAGAAAAGAAGGTCAAAAAGAATCTGGTACTGGTTTAGGGTTGAACATATGCGTTGCAATTTTAAAAGAACATGGGTTCAATATATCATGTGAAAAAAATGACATTGGTACTAAAATGAAAATAAAAATAAAATAAAAATTAAAAAATGATTGACTCAATTTTATTGGTGGACGATGAAGATTTGTTCCACTTGGTTTTTGAAGACGCTTGTTCATTATTGGACATAAGTCTTTCATTAACTTCCCTTAACAGTGCTGATGAGGCTGAAAAACTATTTAAAAAATGGTTTACTGAAAAAAGTACCGACAAACCAGAATGTGTGTTTGTGGACTTAAATATAATAGGTTCTTCCTTTGATGGTATTGAACTTATTCGTAAAATAAATTTTGAATACGGAAACAATGTTGTTGTTGGTATAATCTCTTCATCTGATGAACCAACAGAACAAACAAAAGCTTTACAATCTGGTGCACAATTTTGGATTATCAAATCTGATGAAATTGAACCTAGATTAGAAGAATTCAGAAAAGACTATGAAGGTTATAAAAATAGAACATTACCGTTTAAAATTTATAAGTAATGATTATCTTAGACGATAAGACAAAAAAGTTTTTGATAGACCTTTACCAACAAAAAAACATTGGTTTGGAAGGTAACATCACTCGTTTTTTAGATGTTTCTAATGATGAAGAATTTAAAAAATATGTTGATGAGTGTATCGGTAAAGACAAAGAAGGGAGAAAAAAACGTTTAGAAATCACCAAACAGATTCAAATACAAAACAAAGATTTGTTGACACTGAATGATGATAATAAACGCATGATGGGTGAATTACAAAACACTATCAAAAGTGTTGAAGATTCAAAAGAACAAATAGAACTACAGAACAGAGAACTTATAGCTTGGAAGGAAGATAATCAAAGAATGAGTCTAGAACTTGTTGAAGAGATGAAAAAATCCGAGTTGGCTAGATTGGATGCTGAAAATGCTAAGAAAAATGTTGAAAACGACTTGGATATTTTACAGAAGAAAACTCAATATGAACTCATCAACACGATTGTTAAAAGTGCTTTGTTTGTTATCATTGGAGTCGGTATAACAACTACTTTTTTATACGTAATAGCAATCTTTAGTGGAAAAGAAACACAAATAATTGGCTCAACATGGAGCAATATGTTTGGTATTTTGTTAACCAACGCTTTTAGTATAGTAGGTACAATAATGGGTGTTAAATATGCATCCGAAAATAAAGAACAAAAATAAAAAAAAACAAAACCATGGCTTTAAAAGAACTTCAAGCAAAAATTGGTGCGACTCCAGACGGAGCATTCGGCCCAGCAACATTAAAAGCAGCTGCTGCTTATTACAAAATGACACCAGAAAGAGCAGCACACTTTTTTGGACAAACATCACATGAAACAGGTGGATTTACCATCTTTACCGAAAACCTTAATTACAGTGCTAGTGGTTTGGTTTCAATCTTTGGTAAATATTTTCCTGGTAACTTATCAGAATCATATGCTAGACAACCAGTTAAAATTGCATCTAGAGTATACGGAAGCAGAATGGGCAACGGTGATGAAACTTCACAAGAAGGGTTCAAATTTCGTGGAAGAGGTGCATTGCAATTGACGGGTAAGGATAACTATAAAGCTTTCTCTGAATATCTTAAAAAACCAGAAATCCTTACCAACCCAGATTTGGTTTCTGGTGAATACGCATTTGATTCTGCTATGTTTTTCTTTGAGAAAAACAATCTTTGGAAAATCGCTGATAAGGGTGTTAATGCTGACACAATTTTGGCGATGACAAAAGCAATCAATGGTGGTAAGAACGGTTTAGAAGAAAGAACTTCACTAACAAATAGATATTACGGCTGGTTGAAACACTAAGTGTTTATTTTTGTCTTTTGTTTTTTATATTTATCGTTACAAATATATGAACAACAAACATCGTAATTTTTTGGCCTACATCAATAACCCCATGAGTAAAGAAAGCATTATGGTTATCCATGATGCTAATAATATAAAGTTCGAAAAATGCGAACTTTATAGCGATTTTGTGCAATCTTTATTAAGATTGGCATTTGATACGTATATGGGTGATGAAGTAACTAGTATTGAAGAACAAATCAACCATTTTAAATGGTGTTGGGATAAAAATAGAGATAATTTTTTTGAAGAGGGGGTTTGTTTTGAGGGCAATAAATTATATATGTATTTTTTGGAATATATGCTTGAAGTTTTTTATTCATCTGAAAAAAAACTAATAGATTATACTGATAAAATTAGTCTAAAATTATGGTGTGAAATTTTTGATTATGATAAATTAAAAACTAATTCAGATATGGATACTTTCATTGAAATATATAAGATTTTTGATAAATCATTGAAAATTGTATAAAAAAAGGGTTTTACTATTGATTTTAAAATAAAATGTATTAGTTTTAGTAAATGAATTCAGATAGACTATTTAAAATAATCTTATCCGATTTGACTTCAGAAAAAATGAAAAATGAAGAAGAGTTAGAAAGGGTAATTAATTCAGACAATGAGATTGAGGTTAAAGTGGATAAAATAAAATCTCTTTTAAATCAAATTTCTTTGACTGAAATTAGCATTGCTAAATTTAGTGGTATGCTAACAATAAATAACAATAATGATAATTAAAACACTTAAAAATGGAAAATTTTAATGAATTAAAAAACTTGGTTGCCAGTCTTGAAGAAGATGCGACTAAATTCTATGAAAAAGATAACAAAGCTGCTGGTGTAAGACTTAGAAAAGGTCTTCAAGATGTCAAGGCAATCGCACAAAGTTTAAGATTAGACGTTTCAGAAAAAAACAAAGAAACTAAAAAAGACTAATTATGTTAATTGAAATGGTAAACAAAGTACTTATTCTCGTGTTCTTTTTGTCGTGTTTAACGACTGTAAGACACACATACTATTTCGCCCAAGCATTTCTAACATCAACCGAAGAACAACCGATTAAGTACAGGCTTTCAAGTACATCTCTATTTTATTTAGGTGTGTCAATAGCATATATTTTATCGGTAATCTTTACGGGTATAAAAATTTAAAAACATATGTCAAAAATACAAAAAACACTAGATTCTCTTCAACCATACGTTATTGGTATCCGTTATATGGAAGGAACACCTCTTGTAGATGTTGTTTTTAAAGAAGGTTGGTCAGTACCAGACGAACCCAACATCAAAAGGATTAAAGGTGATGAAAGTATGAACTATCATATGATTTTAAGTGATGCCAAGGGTGTTGGTCTTGATGAATTATTAGGATATGTTGAGCGAGTTATCAAACTTAACCAAGAAAGAGAAAAAAAACATGAACTCTTACGTGAAAAAGTTAATGAACTTAAAGAAATTTTTAAAAGAAATTCATTGACAAGTCTTTCAAGACTTAAATTTGTTTTTGGTGATGAAGATTTGATACCTAATCTAAATGATTTTGATATTGATGATGAATTGGGGTTAACACCAGTAAACACACCTATAGATGTTGAAACCACTTCGGAAGAAGATACTATAGAACAACCAATCAAAGGTGCTGGATATCTTGATGAAAATGGAAATCAAATTGAATTAACTGAAGAAGAAAAAGAAATGTTGGAAGAAGAAACTAGAGCTGAAAAAAACAGACAAATTCTCGCCAATAAAAAAACCAAACCAGTAAACAATATGGTCAAAAAGGTAGAACTTCCACCCAAAAGAAAAATTGAAATGGCTATTGCTGATAGTGATTATGATTCCGATTGTGATTGCGGAACACAAGATGCCTGTGACAAATGCATTGACAAAAAAGACCTCTAATAAAAAAGCCCCTAATAGGGGCTTTTTTTATTCTTGGTTACTGGTAAAAGCTCGTTCTAAAGCTTCTTGTAATGTGTGGATTAACCAAACCCCAGCACTGGCAATCAAACCATTAAAAAAAATAATCAGATATATGTTTTCAACACCTAATGAACCCATAGGGGTAAATTTAGTGTAATCAAAAAAACGCATGATTACTGTGATTGCAAAACCCATCCATGTACCTAAACACATGAAACAGTTAAATAGTTTGTAAAGGCTATAACCGCCCTTTCCAAATTTAGATAGAAAGTTTCTCCAACCTTCAAAAATAGAGCCGTAAATCATATTGTTACACGCTCCATAGCAAATTAAAATAAATAATAATGTTGTCATAATCAACAAATATAAGTATATTTGCATTAATAGTAAATATTTATAAAGATGAAATCATTTATTAAACAACTTTTAAAAGAAGCCATTGATAAAACCATAACATGTAAAAAATGTGGTTGGAAATGGAAAAGGTCTGAAAGTGGCCCAGATATGTATTTTTGTCATAAGTGTGGTACTGATAACACACCAGATAATATAAAAGAAGAAAAAGAAAAACTTGAATCTGCTGGTGCTTTAATTATGTGTATCAAAACTCAAAAGATTTTGTTGTTGCTTAGAAATGACAAAACACCTACGTGGTCTTGTGTGGCTGGTGGAATGGAAAAAGATGAAAATCCACTTGAAACGCTAAAACGTGAAATAAAAGAAGAGTTATCAATATCTTCAGATATCATCAATTTAAAAAAAATTGGTGTTGAAAATATAGATAAAAAGAACATGGTTTTTCATTATTATGTAGGCTTGACTTCTGAAGAATTTAAACCTACATTGAATAATGAAAACCTTAAATGGGGGTGGTTTGCTAAAAATGAAATACCCACACCTTTATTTGAAGGGATGAGTGAAAAAATAAAAAATATATGGAAAGAGATGTAAAACAATTATCAGGTGTGGAGATTGGTTTAGAAATAAAGCTTGAAAAAGAAGCGATGATAAAAGAAACTATTACCACAGCTGTCAGCAAAGTTCAATTAGTAAAAGATATCAAATCTGGGTTGGGTTCTGAGATAAAACAAACGGGTGGTCGTGTTACAATTATAAAAAAAAACAGATATGAAAAATTTATGATTTGGCTTAAAAAAATATTTACAAAGTTTTAATATGGATTATGAACAATTAATAGAAACTGTTTCACTAATTGTGGAAAATGAGAAGATAAAAAAAAATGGGTTGGTTCTTTTTTATGAATTACCAGAAAAAGAACATAATGCTATAAACGAAGCTTTATTTCTCAAGGCTAATCCATTCTCTACCAAATTTGAACCCACTGATGAGTTTGAAGTTATGTTAGGTGGTATACTTGTAAAATTCAAAAAGATTTAGTAATTTTGCCTTATGGTGAAAGAACGTAAATTATTGGAAGATTGGCCAGAACATGATTATGTTGCTGGTTTAGATGAAGTTGGAAGAGGTTGTGGTGCTGGACCTGTGGTTACAGCAGCGGTTATAATGCCTAGGGGTTTTAAATCACCACTTATTCGTGACTCCAAAAAACTATCCGAAAAACAAAGAAAAGAAGCGTATGAGCTCATAATAGTCAACGCAATTTCAATATCATGTCATACTGGTTCTATCAAAGATATCAATGACTTTGGCATCAACAAAGCTACGTTCAAAACCATGCACAAGTGTATTGATGAACTTAGTATTAAACCAGAATATCTACTAGTTGATGGTACTGTTTGGGAAGACTACACAGGTACCAATGCCGACAATTCAAATCTTACACTAGTTCCAAAGGGTGATGACACTTATACATGCATTGCCGCCGCTGCTATCATAGCCAAGGTAAGACGTGACGAATACATGTGCAAGTTACATTTGCTTCACCCAGAATACAATTGGTGTAATAATAAAGGTTATTTAACACCAGACCATATCATTGCTTTAAAAAAATATGGAAAAAATAAATACCATAGAGACCAATATGTAAAGAATTTTGTAAAAAAACTTGACAAGTGATATAAAAATTCGTATCTTTGCATCACTTAACACAATCAACCAATCTTTAAACCAAATTTTATGAGTACTTTATTGGCTGCAATGCAAACAAAAAATTCACGTACCGAAAACGGTATGTCGACCAACTCAACATCGCTTAACAACTGTGTAGATTTGTTCTTCCAAATAGGGGCTATGAGAGGACAAGATAAAACTCGTCTTATAAATGCATTTACAAAGGCTTTTGGTGAAAACCAATTGACAGCTATGCGTTTATTGTTTTGGGCACGTGACGTGCGTGGTGGTGCTGGTGAAAGACAAATATTCAAGGATATCGTGACCTACCTTGCAAACAACCGCACAGAGGTTATGCGTAAGAACATTCACCTTGTGAGTGAATTCGGTAGATGGGATGACCTTTTGGTGTTTATCGGAACTCCATTGGAGAACGATGCGTTGGAAGTTATCGCCAAGGGATTAGCTGATAAGAATGGCCTTTGTGCTAAGTGGATGCCACGTCCAAATGTAAAAAACCGTGAAGCTAAAAGACAAGCTCACGCACTCAGAAACTTTTTAGGTATGTCTCCAAAGGAATACCGTAAGATGTTGGTTGAAAACTCTAACACCGTTGAGCAATTGATGTGTGCTAATGAGTGGTCAATCATCGAATACTCTAAGTTGCCTTCCAAGGCTATGAGCGACTTGATGAAAGCGTTCAGCAAACATGACAATGACCGTTTCGGTGCATACTTGACTAGCCTTGAAAAAGGTGAAACCAAGATTAATGCTGGTGCTGTATACCCATACGATATCATTAAAAACTTAAAACAAGGAAATACTCGTGGTGCCAACGCACAATGGGATGCCTTGCCAAACTATATGGATGGCAACGAAGAAAGAGTTCTTCCTTTGGTTGACGTATCAAGTTCAATGGACTGTCCAGCTGGCAGTAACGCTAACGTAACTTGTATGGATGTTGCAATCTCTTTGGGATTGTATATTTCAGAAAGAAACGTTGGACCATTCAAAGATGCGTTTATAACATTCCATGACTCACCAAGTTTGGAAGTTGTCAAGGGTAACCTTAACGAACGTTACAATCAAATGGCTAGTGCTAAATGGGGTGGTTCAACCAACTTGCAAGGTGCTTTCCAAGTATTGCTTGAAAAAGCGGTAGGTGCGAATGTTGAACCTTCAGAAATGCCAACAATGATGTTGATACTTTCAGACATGGAATTCAATGAAGCTGTTCGTGGTAGTGGTTGGGGTTCTAGAAGACCATCTTGGGATGACACTGCTCAAGAAATGATTGAGAATATGTATACAGAAGCTGGGTACGTAGTACCTAAGATTGTATACTGGAACATCCAATCAAGAAGTGACAGTAACAAACCAGTACAATTTGACAAGAATGGTACTTGCCTCGTTAGTGGGTTTAGCCCATCGTTGCTTACTAGTCTTTTGGCTGGTAAGGAAATGACTCCATTCTCTATGATGATGGAAGTTATTGGGTCACCACGTTACTCAGTAGTAACAGTCTAAATTTAAAAGGGTGAAGATGCTTAGCGTCTTTATCTTTTTTGTGTTTATCGTTAAAAGATGTATTCTGCAATCTAAAAACAAATACAAATCAAATTAACTATGGAGCTGATTCCTATTAATCTAAATCGGCAAAACTTCATTACAGGGTTAGAAGTAAATACCCCAACATCTTGGATAAACACAAAATAAAAAGCTCCATTTATGGGGTTTTTTTATTTTTACCCTTTACACTTTCAAAAATTTTGGGTAAATTTGGTTATGATGAAAATTTTAATAAAAGAAATAGACCGTTATACCAGCAAAACTTTTAAGAATAAAAGTATTTCTGAGTATTTAATTTATGTAGCGTTAGTTAACGGACAAAAATTATATGCCTATACTGAAATTGGTAATGAGGCTAAAAATTTAAGAGTGAATGAGTTAATCGCTAAGTATTTCATGGATAATAATAACACAATAAATAAAGAAGACATAATTGAAGAATTAAGTCTTGAAGAATTAACCCACTAAAAAAATGGAAAAACAATACCCACTTATCATCGTATTTTATCTTGATTCAGAATTGATGTCAAACCCAAAAATTATAAAACCTTTTGCTGATTCGGTTAATGATGCCTTGGCAAAAAGAAAGGCCAATGCACTTGCTTTCTTTATTCCAACCAAAGGTGAGGAAAGAGTTGAATGTATCAATCCAGTTATGGTTAAAGATGTTGATATGGAAGAAATAAATAAAATGGTTGAAGATATAAAAGCTAGTTTCTCAATTGGTATTGATATCAATGTACCAGATGAAGAAATAATTCTTGATGAAAAACCATGTGATTGTGGTAAAAATCAAGATGGTAAATGCAAATGCGATTAACAATGGCAGCGGCACGTAAAAAACCGAAAATTAATTCCAAAACTGGTGAAATTAACCTTACAGCTCACACTGCAACAACCATTCAGTCTGATTTTTTTATACCATCACCTTATAATCATGATGATGACGATGATTTAGATAGAATGATGGACCAAGCTATGCTTTATTTTAGAATTGATGATAATCAAATAAAACGTAAATATGTGATACCTGTAACATCATTAACAAAAAAAAATAAAAAACAATCTGATAATTTTTTTAAACGATTGTTTAAACTCATAAAATCCTTAATAGGGTTAAAATAAAAAAATATGACACAAGAAGAAAAAGCTATTTTATATGATAATTGTATTCGTGAAAGCGATAGATTGCAAAGAGAAAATTCTAAATTAAAATCAGAATATATCACAAACGTTCCGATAGAAGTGGAAAAAAAAATAAAAGAAAATAACGATAGAATAGCTGTGCTGGTTGGAAGACTTGAAAGTCTTTTTAAGTAATGAATAATAGAGAAAATATATTTAATTTTTTAAACAGGTATTACAGAATAGAACTGGGAAAATTTTTTGATATAATTTTAGAAAAAAATGTTTTTGGTTCAGTCATAGTTGAACACTTGATTGCTGTTTATTCAATAGATGAAGAAATTTGTAAAGTACTTTTTACTGAATGGGCACTTACAAATATGACTTCAGAAGATTTTGAAAATAATTGGCAAATTAAAAGAACCATTCCAGAAATTGCAAGATATGAACCAAAAAGAATGAATAGATTTTTAATAACTTTTCCAGAACATTTTAACATACCGCAATGGGTTGTTGTTGAAACATCAAGACCTAATATGACAATAAAATCCAAAAAAATATTAGGGTTTGAACTTTTTAAAAAAATAATTTGGGCTGATATGTTGATATCAATGAGGGACCCAATTGGTCCATCAACATCACAATCTTTTATGGGTTTGATTCATAAAAGTTTGTATGAAAAAAAACAAATTATCAAAGATAAATTTGATTTAAAATTAGAAATGCTTGACCCGACTGGTGTAGTTGTTGAAAGATGGGATTTGTCTGATTGTAAGTTTAAATCTATAGATTTTGGTGAACTATCATATCAAAATGATGATATGGTTAAAATTAATTTGGTTATAAAACTAGGCAAAGTAATACTTGAATTCTAAGGCCTAGTATTTTGTCTTCTAATTTTTTTATAAGGCCAGCCAGTGTGTTCATGAATCAAATCATACAAAAGACCTCTGGTTGCTTTGGAAGCTGTACCCATAAACATAAGACTCTTTATTTTTTGTTTTTTAGCTATCTTAGCAAGCGTATGGTGAAGTCTTTGGGCATCTTCTAGATTTTTACATATAACCATATCAAATTGGTTCTCATTGTAAATTAAAACTTTATTATAAACAATAATTATTTGTTTTACCATCTTATTGCTATGAGCCCCAACCATCAAACGTTTAACGACCTCTGTAATAGTAGGTCGTTTTGCTTTTGAGTTCAACCCATATATCCAAAACGTCTCTTCTATTAGATAGTCATCAGAATGCAGTATCGTCCAATCACCTAGAGTATTTTCTGTATATAATTTTCCATAGTCATCCCTTAGTATTCTGAAAGTGTCGTTATCCTCTGTAGGTTTGGTGACACATATCTCATACTTTACGGGTTTTATCCCTTTGGTGTTGATAAATTTTTTGGGGTATAAGACGTTGTTGTTTTCTTTTATCTTATGAAAATTAATAAAAGCGGTTTCTCTTGTCTTACATCTATGCAAAGTTTTTTTATACTCACCATTACTCAATAAAATCACTCTAAATTCCATAAATAATTTGGTAATCTCAATAAATTTACGTACTTTTGTGTAAAAGTGAATGATACCATGTCGAAAAAAGACTATTATGAAATATTAGGTGTTAAAAAAGATGCGTCATCTGATGAAATCAAAAAGGCCTATCGCACGTTAGCAAAAAATTGGCACCCAGACAAAAATCAAGATAACAAAGAAGCCGAGGAAAAGTTTAAAGAGATATCTGAAGCTTATGAACATTTGTCCAATAACGATAAAAAAGCCAAATATGACCGTTTTGGTCATGCATCAAATGGTGGTTTTAACCCACCAACTGATAACATTTATGATTTCTTTAAAAATCGTAACAAACAAGTTAGGGTTGGTGAAAACATGACCCTTGTGTTAAAATTGACTCTTGAAGAAATATATAATGGTATTAAAAAACGTTATAAGTATAAAAGAACCCAGAGTTGTGGTGGGTGTAATGGTCATGGTGGTACTGGCACACAAGATTGCAAAACATGTGGTGGTTCTGGTATTATAACTAAAATTCTTAATACTCCAATAGGATATATACAACAATCATTTGAATGTAATGTGTGTGATGGAATTGGTACGTCATATGATGTTAAGTGCGGTGTGTGTTCTGGTAGCGGTGTTACTGAAATAGAAGAAACTATAGAAATTGATGTACCACATGGTGTATTTAATGGTGTAACATTTGTCATGCAAGGCAAGGGGCATGCGATAAGAAGTGGTCAAACTGGTGACCTCCATATAACTGTAATGGAATTGCAACATAAAGTTTTTACTCGTGTTAATGATGATTTAAAAATGAATCTTAAATTAACCTATCCTCAATTGGTTTTGGGTGATAAGGTTGAGATTGATACAATTGATGGTGGTAGAATTAGAGTAAATATACCACCTTTTAGTGATGTGGGTACAAGTTTAAAAGTTCAAAACAAAGGTTTAAAACCATATGAGGCTGAAAACAGAGGTGATTTGATGGTTAATTTGACAATTGACATGCCTAAATCTATAAGTGATTCTGAGAAGGAATTATTGGTGAGGATAAAAGATTTAAAATAATTTTAAGTTTAAACTTGCAAGATAGAAAAGTAAGTAGTATATTTGCATAAATAATAACAAAAATAAAAACCAAATTTTATGGCAAAATACGAAGAACCATTTGAGGACACTCAATCAATGTTCAATGAAGTGATTGAAGCTGCTGGGTTATCTCAATTTGTGAACATCACAGTTTTAACCAATAACAAAGAAAAAGAAATCTGTAAGATTAACAAAGCCAATGAACTTCTTAAATACAGAACTGGTGACGATGTAATCATTGTTTTGAATGAAAAGATTTTCGAACAATTACCAGCTGAGCAAAAACGTATCGTGATTGAAGAAGCTATCGCTTATATCAGTTT